TCATTTATGAATCTCCTTCATAGCCTCTAACATCTTACGTAAGTACCACTCAGCTTTTTCCATATCCTCAACAGGATTACCTTTGTACCCATGACGGTGTTGATACTTAATTAGATTACCATGACAGTAACCCTTGAACTCTTCAGGTGTAAGTACCTGTTTAATGTAATCAATACACTCAACGCCATCGCCTAATTTATAGTGGGCAGGATTATTTACCGCATCATAACTCATCGTATTTCTACTAGCTCCGCTTCTGTGTAAGGAATGTGAAAGAACAATTCTCCTTTTCGTATGTACCTACCTTTTGCCTCTCCTAAACTTTCTTGTGTTAGCTTAGTATCTTTAATACGCCAAGCCTGTTTCATGTCACTACGAAATACATAGAAGTTAAGAACCCCATTTGTTCCTTCGTACTTATCTAGTAGTCTTTGCTTTCTTTCTGGTATTCTAATCTCAGCCCAATGCTCAGGCCAATCCTCATCCCATGCTACCTTTACTTCAGCTTCGTTAAAGTAAGTGTACCCATCTTTTTCTGACACTACATCAGCGTAGTAGTCTTCTTTGTCTTGAAGAATTGTATGACCCTTAGATTCTAAATGTTTGACTAGAGCTTCTTTAGCTTTGCCATCGTAGGCTTTGTAAAGAGAACGATTAAACTTTTTTCTTACTGCCATTTTTAGTATCCTTATTATTTACCAGTTAAGTATTTAAGTGCCCTTTGAACCCCTTCTTTATTGTCACCTAGTAATGCAATACCAGAATTACATTTACCACAGAGCCAACCTCTGAATGAAAGTGTATCATGACAATGATCTAAGTTCAAGTCTTTATTATCAAAATCTTTTCTACAACACTCACAAAAGCCAAGCTTCTTTGGTGCGGTATCGTGAAGATTTTTTAGTATTAAGTTCTCCTCTTTTTCACACGTCTTACAAGACTTAACCCTGTAGTTATTTACTCTGTCTGACCTGTGCCTAAAGTTACTTAGGGGTAAATACTTTTTACAGTTTCTACATTGAACATCTCCATCTGATTTACTCTCAACTATGGGGAATAATTCTAGTTGCATTAGACACCTTTAGGTAATTCAAAACAATATGTATTTGCTGTAGCATCTGGTGATGGCTTAGTGCTCACCAATCTATCTTCCATTGTTGTAGCTACTTGCATACAAGTTTTATAATCTGGAAACAGAGAGTGAAAAGCTTGTACTTTCATATTTCCTTGGAAGGTCATGATGAGCACTAGCACATACATTAGAACATACCTGAGATCATATCCACTGTTAGTGGGATAACAAGATCTGCTACTACTATTGCACCTGCAATAAATGTCATTACTTCAAACATATTTTTCTCCTTTATGTTATGTCTACTATTTCACACACGTCACCAGAGCAAGCCATAGTTTGCATTGATACAGTGTTGTCTTCACTTTCATACGAAGCTAGCTTAGTCCAATCAATAGTCTCTGGCATACAGGATAACAAAGTTTTGTAATCATGCTTACCTATCTCTTGATAGGGTGCTTGTTGGTATGTGTGTTCGTTGTAAGGCAAGAAGGATACACCTGACATCTCGTCAAAGTGTTTGTAAACAAATGCACCTACTTCAAACCATTCATCCTTCTTAACGTTGATTGTTACACTAGGCTTATGCTCACACCATGATCGTTGATAGGTCAACCACATCTCTAATTGCTCAATAGCAGTCATGTCATCTCTAAATATAGAGTTATCAGGGGACTTAACAGGAAAGCTAAACACTGTAGTATTATCTGGTTTCATTGCACAAGGCTCTGAAGGTATACCTTGCTCTACCATAAACTTAGTTAGTGGGTCTTTGTTGTCTCCTCTTACAGTTCTAATATAGTAAGGACTATGCCTAGCATGAATACCTGACGCACTATCAACCATTTGACTTACTGTACCACTAGGTTTTACACAAGTAGTAGCAGTAGACTGTTGTATTCCTAAAATACTAGACCACTCCTTGTTAGTGTCTATAGATACTTGCCTTAGTGTATCTAAGGTTTTATCTAGCCCTGAGTTGGCTTTAGTCATAAGTGGGTTGTCCATAATACCAGTTAAGCTGACTCCCAGAAGTCTCTCCTCTTCACAGTTATTAGCCCATACTTTACGTAAGTAAGGAAACTTGGTGTAACTAGATTGTATGGTTCCTATTATAGTAGCTATCTTAACCTTCTCGACTAATGAATTTATATCATCTGTAGCTCTAACAACTACTTCACTTAGATTACAGAACTCATGTGGTCTTAAGCTAATTTCGCTACAGGGGTTAGTTCCAAACTCAAACTCTGGGTTACGTCTACCATTACGTTTAGCTACATCCTTACAAGCCTGTCTATTAAACACACCACGTTCACCTGACTTACTTTCTACAAGAGCAAGCCACTCACGCATGAAAGTTTCCATTGCAGGTTTTTCAGTGTAACATACTGAGTTGTTAGATAAGGCTCTATAAGGTGTGCTATCATACCATGAACCTGACTTAGCGTGTCTCATTCTATCATCATCTAAGTTAGATAGTGAGATCATAGCTGAACGTCTAACACCACCTACAACAACAATCTCTCCTATCTTACACATAAGATCGTGACACTCTATAGGTGCAAGTTTCCTACCTTGTGCAGATTTAAATGTAGCTAACGTAAAGTTAAATAGATCCACGAGAGGGGCAGGTCCAGAAGCTCTACCACCAAATGTCTTGAGCCTAGCTCCAGCAGGTCTAACTAAAGATACATCCCATTGTGGTATCTCACCTGCGTATAGCAGTGCTACAACCTGTCTAAGAGCTTTAGCCCACCCCTCCTTACTATCTTTAACCTTAATAACTAAATCACTTTCTTGTAGTTCTGGTATCTCAGGTAGTTTGTTTACGAAGTCAATTTCTACAGAAAACCCTACGCCTGTACCACAAAGAAGTATATACATAGCTTCATCAAAGGCTTTAGGGTCATCTACTGGTAGATAACTACAGTTATACATACAAGTGTTGTCTCTGTTAGCGGCAGAACCTGCTGTCATTAAAGCTCTCATAGATGGCATTACATCTAAATTAAGAATCATCTCCTCTATCTTTTTTATCTCTGGATGTGATGCACTTAGTTTAGGTAATATAACATTAGACATATACCTACTTACTGTCTCAGGCCAAGTCTCCCTTCTGTTTTCATCTTCTAACCATCTAGCATATCTTGATGTGTGTATAAATGCTTGGTAATCTGTTGGTAAGTAGTTGTTCATTTTTTGCCCCTTTGCACTCTATCTTCATCTAACCATATCATCTTATCTATATCACCTCTGTGTATTCCTATATCTCTAAGCTCTCTATCACTCAGCCTATTTAAAGATTTAATAGTTTCCCTGTGAGTTCTCCAATGTTTTAAATAATTAAAATACCTTACAACTATACTATCTTTCATCTCCAGACCCTCCAAGAACACCTCTAGTTAATCTACTATTTAATTTATCAATATTAGCTTTAGCAACATCTGACATATTTATATTTAAGTCACTACATACTGCTGACATATACCACAAAACATCACCTAACTCCTTCTTAATAGCTTCTCTTTCAACAGTACCAAATATACCACCATTGTCTCTTAGTACTTTCTTGACCTTACCTGCTACCTCTCCTGCTTCATTTACTAAACCTAAAGAGGGGTATATTATATTATACTTATCATCATATATTGTAGTCTTACTTGCTTGTGTTTGATATTCGTCAAAGTTCATTCTACATTCCTACCATAAAATTCAGTTGCGTTTTTGTTTGTCTTGTCGAATAAGTACCAACAACAATTATCCTTGCCAGAACTCTTACTACCTTCTATCCACTTTACTCTACCAACACTTACAATCTTCTTACAATAAGTCATAAGAAAAGATGACTGTTTTGTGTGCATCCAATCGGCATCAAATAATAACCAAGTAGGACATATATCTAAGTACTGGTCTATTATAGGATGTAGCACCCTTCTTTGCCACGGTGGGTTAGTTATTGTTAGTATCTCAGTGTCGAACTCACTTGCACCATGAAAGTGAAGAGCATCTCCTTTTATTATATGGTCAGCTTTAGGTTCTATATCAAGAGCTAATATACACTCTGCCATACCATCCGTTAACTTAGTTAGATGCTCCATTAACCTTCCATCACCTGCACATGGTTCTATATACTTAAAAGAGTAAGGTAAGTGAGGTATAAGAGGCTCTACTGCGTGTATAGGTGTCGGGTAGTAGTCACGAGGCACCCTCTCAAAATTACTACGTTTTCCCATACACTGACCTCAACTTATCTAACGACACAAACTCTGGATCATATATACCATTATCTATATCTCTCTTTATAACTACGCCTTTCCACCAATCCCTATTTGCTTGTCCTGCCCAAGACTCTTCTCCTCCTTTGAAACAACCTGCAACAAGCCCAATAATTCCTGTAGGATGCGCCCCATCTTTAAAATACACAGAGCGTTTATGACTATGACCACAGGTGCTAGAATGGTTCCTGTTCTGAAGTAAGGTGTAAGCATGATGCAAGCCAGAAGTAGCTGTACCGAAATTACCACTAGAGAAGAAATGAGCATACGATACACCGTCATAATCAGCAATCGAAGGCCCTGAGTTTTGGTATTCGTGATAGTCGTCGAACCAGTACTTCGTTTGAAGATGCTTGAAGGAAATCCCGAACTTGGCTCCCTCAAGTCTTGGATCATGTGCGATTGCTTTTTTAATTCTATTCTCGTGGTTACCTTCAAACCCAATAAAGTAAGGGCGTTTTCTTTTATGGTGTCTAAACTTCCACCTAAGTCTCTCCATTGAATCATTGTATGCCTCTATATCTTTCTCGTAAGACTGACTTACTATTGCTTCTGGGTATCTTGTATCAAAACTGTTTA